TTTCCCCAAGGATACATCCCCATTCCGGACTGCTCAGTATAAATTGTGTCTGGCACTTCTACCCCACAATTGACCGAATGGTGGCAATTATTGTCTCTCGGAGCATGCCTTAAAGTCTTTGAAGATAATGGGGATTTAGAAAATTACATGAAATATCGCGGAATATTCGATGAATATATGCGCCTTTCCTTAAGACGCACGATCGTCCAACAGACCAGTGAGCGCTCAGCCACAATTTATACTGAGCAGTCCGGAATGGGGATGTATCCTTGGGGAAATTATGGAAATGGTGCTGTTTAATTAAGAGGAATTATGTCTTTCAATTTAAATGTTCCTCAATCGGGACAGGAAATAAAAAACACCACAAGCGCAATAAATACGAATTTCAATGTCGCCAATACGGATTTCGGCATTGACCACGTGGATTTTACAAATCCCGCCTTCCCTGGTGGAAATGGTGGTCTGCACAATAAAGTAAGTCTTCTTCAACAAAGTGGAGATCCTGCGGCCGCTAGCAATACAAATATTGTTTACACAAAATCAGTTACGTATGCTAACGCTGCCGGTACTTTTAATGAAGTTTTCATGCGCAGATCAACGCAGGACGCTAGCACCATTGTTCAGCTTACAACAGCACCAGGAAATCCAAACACTTCGTCTACGGGTAATACATTTTTGCCTGGTGGACTTATTCTTCAGTGGGGCAATAGGGTTGGACCAGGAAGTGTAAATTTTTCCACCACATTTCCAAACGGCTGTCTGTCCGCAACGATTACATCTAATACGAACACCGTCATTCCAGCCATTTCTGCGTTAAATCGAGCAAATATTATTATAGGCGCATCTGGATCAGGTTCTGGCGCTGCGACTTATTATTTCATAGCTGTAGGAAATTAATGGGAGTTCAGCCTTTTCTAATTGCTAATACCCGCGTCGGTCTTGAAAAAGATATGGAGCCTTGGCTCCTTCCAAACGATGCATATCCCAATTTAGAAGATAGTTATCTCTGGCGTGGAAGAGTTAAGAAAAGGCTTTGTTACAATCTATTAGGTCGCTTGAAAAGATCCATTGGCACTACGGATGGGGCTGGAAATCTTGCTTTAACAAACTTGCAGAATCCCCCGTTAACTCCTGGGGCTTCACAGTTTGTAGTTGGGACAACAATTTATCAAGATCCAAATCCAAATCCTGGTGGTGATCCCGTAACAATGTTGACAGATGGTGTTGGGGTTGCGCATTTAAATAGGAACGCAGGGACTGTTGTAATTGCTGGTGGCCCACTGACCACAAATGTAGATTATTACCCTGGCAATCCTGTAATGGGGCTAAATACCCTTGAAACTATTACCGACAATCAAGAAACACTAGTAGCCTTTGATACCGTTTATTCCTACGTTTTCGATTACGGAACACAAAGTTTTGTTGACTTTTCTAATTATAAAGGCGGAACAACCATTGTAAATTGGACGGGTACTAATCATGATTTTTTCTGGTCAACAAATTACCAAAAAGCTTTCTGGGTTACAAACGGCACAAAGGGATTTCAGGGCACTTCAGAATCTAGTGCTGGAACTGGCGATGGAATAAGATGGCATGATCAGAGTATTGGCGGCACAAACGGCTGGGTCAATTTCATGCCAAAGGTTGATACGACAAATTATCTGATGGGTGCGTTAATTATTGTCCCTTATAAAAATCGTCTTGTGTGTTTAAGCACAACAGAAGGCACAGCTTTTGCAGCCTCTACGGATTATAATCAACGCGCACGCTGGAGTCAAAACGGTACGCCTTTCCCACAGAACGATCAGTCGGGCGGTGGGGCACCTATTCCAACAGGTTATACAGGGGGTCAAGATAATAATGCTTGGCAAACAACTGTTGTGGGCAAAGGCGGCTATATTGATGCTCCTACTCTTGAAAAAATAATCTCTACTGAGTTTGTCAAAGACTCGCTCATTGTATATTTTGAGAGATCGACCTGGAATTTACGATATACAGGAAATGAACTTCTTCCGTTCATTTGGGAAAAAATAAATACAGAACTCGGGGCAGAATCCACATTTAGCGTCGTGCCATTTGATTTAAATGCTATCGCCATGGGAGATACAGGCATACATGCTTGCGATACTATAAGCGTTCAACGCATAGATCAAAGAATCCCAGATGAAGTGTTCGACATCCAAAATGCTAATAATGGTCCGCAAAGGGTTTACGGAATACGCGATTTTTGGAATCAATTAGTTTATTGGTCTATTCCCTATGTGGGTGAGCTTGATACTCCTGAGCAACAGGCATTAATTTTCCCTAACCGAATATTGGTGTATAATTACATCGACCAATCATTCAGTTTTTTCAACGACAGCTTTACATGTTTTGGATATTTTCAGCCTTCAAATAGTTTGACGTGGGGTGGGGCTTCAATGACCTGGGGCGAAGCCAATTTCACGTGGGGAAGTGGTCAGACTCAATCTGAGTTCCCAGATGTGGTTGGTGGAAATCAACAGGGTTTTGTCGAAATTTTGATGAAAGACTCGTTTAATGATGACTCTTTAATTATTACGAACATCACGCCAGGTACGCCAACGACGACAATAGTGTCAATTAACCATAATTTACAACCTGGTGACTCGATAAAAATCACTCAGGCGTCTGGAATTTCTGGATTAATTGGTAAAATATATCTGGTATTTTCTGTGAGTGATGCAAATACCTTTACCGTCGAAACATTGACAGCGCCCACTGGAACATTTACCGGAAATGGTACTATTACAACGATAAATAATATTAACGTGACCACAAAACGCTTTAGTCCATTTATGGACTCTGGAACGCAAGTGCGGTTGAGTTATGTAGATTTTTATTTAGACACCACGACTAATGGGCAAATTTCGGTAAATTTATATATAAATGATGATTCTACTTTGCCGACAAATTCGCCTCTAGTTTTCACAAATATCAGCACAGTTTCAAGCTTAATTTCGGCAATCACAGTCGCAAATCCTGCAGTAATCACCGTAGCAAATGGATCATTATTTAAAGAAAATGACGTGGTTTTTTTGGCTAATGTAAATGGCATGACTCAAATTAATTGATTTTCAGCGAGCGTTCAGGGAGTTTCCGGAAATAATGTCACAATTTTGCTGGATTCTTCGACATTTTCTGCATATACCTCGGGTGGAACTTTATTTAATATTAGCTCAAATACAGGAAATGTCATTAATACCTTTCCCGAATCTACCTATCAAAGAAGCCCAGACATCTCCCCCTATGTCCAAGAGAAACTGTGGAAAAGATTATATGTAGAGGATATTTCTCAATTATTTCAATTAGAGATTACCTTGAATCCTACACAAATGCTCTGTGAGCCAATCGTATCCGAAGACATTGTGATCCACGGAATGATCTTATGGTTCTCTAAATCCGGCAGGTTAATTGACGTATGACCTTTGGGCCAATAAATACTCTCGGCGCATTTTTACCAATTAATCAGACATTTTCTGAGGATGACTCAATATTTTTGCAACAGGTCACAAATCGGGATCGTGACATTGCACGTTACATAAATATTCGAGATATTGCGATATATGACCTTATTGAGGTTCCGACAGGTCAGCAATGGTTTAATCCAGCAAATACGCAAATTAAGCGAAATGGCTTTCGGCAGGTTTTCACTTTTACGGCAGCTGGATCGTTCGCTCACAATATTACAGGTCTTACGCTAGTAACTGCCTATGGCGAATTTACAGATGGCACAAACTTTTATGGAGCGATCTATGGAAGTAATGTTGCTATTGCGGGGCAGGTTTCGTTTTTTGTGACGCCAACAAATATTACAGTTCTGTCCGGTGCAGGCGCACCAGCGATTGTTAGCGGGGTGATTGTGCTTAACTACCTCAAAAACTAATTCTAAAATAATTATTTACTGTTATCATAAAGCCAAATACACATAGGTGCTTTATGTCATTCCTCACAAATCCTCTCACACGATCTGGTCTCGCAAACGTCGGCTATCAAACTGCTCGTGGCCGCGATCTTATGGGCAAAATGCCAGGAGCTCAACATCCGTTTACACCAAAGGGTTATGATCGTTTTTCTAATCTCAATCCTCAACAAAGGCAAATCTTTGATCAATTATCTCAGATTTTAGGCGGCGGTGGCAACTTCCAACAAGCGCAGGATTATCAAAGCCAACTACTTTCAGGAGATCCAGAAGCCACAAAAGC